GGAGTGCAGGGTTGAATATACTTACCTTCGTACATGTCTTCTTTGGTTATAGTTGCCGTCCCAGCTAGCTGAGATTATAGCAGTGGAAAATGGGTCTGGTATTTTTATTTCTAACTTATATTTGTTATTTTTCTTTTGTATAGGTACTCTAACAGACTTATTTAATTCTGCAGGTACTTTATTAAGTCTAGATAAACCAGCTATTATACCTGATTCATACTGAACGTAAGGGTCAAACTCAGGGCGAGTAGTTGTGACAGTAAAATTACCACTCTGAGAAGTAAGCTCGGTCCAACTATTTTTAGCTGTTAAATGGAACTCCATTGGACCTGAAGCACCTAATTCAAAGTTCATACCAGAAATTCTTAATGAACCATCTATATCAAATTTATTAGCTTCAGTGGCTAAGTAGTAAGTAGGTAACTCTATAGTACTTGTGTACCCATATCCTACAGCTACTTCCCACCCAGTCATGTTAATATCATTAAAGGTAGCACTATTGGTACCTACAGAATCAGCTTTAACAACCATACCTGCTCGATCACCATCTAAACCCACTGCATAGAAATTTGTAGCAGCTGTAGGTGTGTAATCCAAAGTTAATACAGTTTTTTCTGGGGCTGTTGTAGTTTGGTTTGTGTATGCTATATTGGTAGGTATAGTCATATTATCCAAACAAGCTTCAAACCATCTAGCTGTGTGTAACGGTGATTTTACTTCACTGTCAGGACCGCCTACAGTATAACTCCTAGCTTCTGTAGTATCTGTTACATACTCATGCTTACACAGCATATAATCACTACCTTGTTTAGTTACAACATAGAAACTACCAGCAGTATATACCATATGTTCTAGGTTGCCCGTTAAAGTCCAGCTATACCATGCAGACTGATCTCTTCTTTCTCCAGAATCAAAATATTTATAATGATATAATTGATCTGAACCTTTCTTACCAAAACTTACAATACCCAATGAGGTAGAGTTAGCTGACAGTGTGATGTCTTTTGGTATGTATTCTGGTACAACTCTAGTTTGTTCTAGGATTTTAGGTGGTATATCATCATCTAGTATTGTAGCTTCAAATGCTCTAGTATATGCAGATACACTAGAAGTAAACATAATTGATGTACCCAGATCTCTAGGTTGAAGAGAAGCATCACATTCATAACTAGCTACTTTTTTTAATCTAGCAGTTTTAGGACTAAAGATATCTGATTCAGTGAACAACAGGAATTGCCCGTTATCACTAAACATCATTATACCTTTTTGTGCTGGTAATACGTGGTTTATAAAAGCAGGTTTAATGTCAGAGACAGTAATATCAACAGGATTATCATCGGATGTAGTAATAGCAGAAACAATAAAGAAATTAAAATAATCCCCAGGCCGACTCATTACAACCTGTTCGTTTGCAATAAAACCTAATCTATTTCTATGGAAAAATAAGTTTTGAATTTGTAAGCCTTTAAAACTAGGAAATGGGTTAGTCTCATCATCACCTACTTCCCTATATTTCCAATAGTTATCATTATTATCTGAGTTAGCTGTACTTTCATCTAGTTTTTTAAACGTAAATGAACCAATTCCAGTTGAAGGGTTTTTATCACGGTTATTAACAAGAGCATGAGGCATAGTAGCAGGGTGTAACCCTTTAACCATTGGATCACTACTATCTGAAAAGTTATGTGGTCTTACCACTTCTTCCCATTTACCACTACCTTTTGCAGTGCTTGCATTACTACCATTAAAATTATCAGCTATAAATTTTAAATAGTAATTATCAGATTCTGTATCAGCAGCGTTAGATACCTGTACAATATATCCATGTTTACATTGAGTTGGTAATCGACTAACATCTTGTGCTGTATTACCTATAACACTCATAGCCTCATTTACAGCACCTCCGAGGAAGTTTACATCAGGAGCTGAATTACCGTTTAAATATAAACCAGAACCTATAACTTGAGAAGATACATTTGATAATCTACTGTTAATAGAATCGTTTAAGTTTTTTAAAATCTTAGCCATACTAAGACTACCTTCGTCTGGATTACGAGGTGTTTTGTAAAAACCTATACCTAATACATCTGTGTAAGTTTCAACTGGTTCTACGGATTCCACAGAAATTCTATACGATATACCTTCAACATTACAATCTAAGTAAGACGCTAAAGCTTGGGCTTTAGTTCCTCTTATTAAACCACCGTCTTTAAGTGTAACCTGTGCTGTGTACCTAACTTTATAGGTTTGTGTATATCCAATAAAATCTTCACCACTACCACTGCTTGTTATACCACTTGTTGAGTCTTCTGATTGATCTTGGTAATTAGGGTCATTTGAATGTACATAACTAGCAGCGTTGACAGTTAAATGTCCTTCAAGATTTTCTATTGGTGGGTTGTTAGAACCAAGGTTAATCCCATTACCATCAGAAAATGAAAACTGAACATTACCTGCATACCTACCATCTATATGATTAGAATCCCAAGTTTCCCCGTCACCAGGATTGTTCTGCCCATCTTTATCAACTTTAAGAGCAGTAGCTCTATAATAAGTTTTAGGTGTAGGAGCTGTAGTACCTGTGTACATTACATACTCAGTGTTATAAGCAATCGTATCTAATCTAGCAAAAGCATAATTCCCACTGTCAATAGGCCCAGATGTATTACCTGTGGTACCTATAGTTTTTTGTGGGTTGGTTATAATAGTATAATCTTGTATTGTTTGTATAGCATAAGGTTGTGTATTGCTTGATTGCTGCATATACTGGAATAAACTATCACCATCTGGGTTAGAAAGAGTTTGCTCAATACCAGTTAAAAGATCCCAAATTCTTATAGGTCTTAGTGTACCACTATAACTAGAAGCAGCTTTCATCTGTACTAAATATTTCTCATCCCCATCTCTTAATATTTCATACCAATATCCATCTGAATCAACATTGGTAAGTTTTTTTACAAACTCCCCAGGAGGTCGTTTCATTAACCCAAAAGTCACGTCAGGGACAGCATTATCACATACTCTGACCTGTCCAGGAAATTTAATTGTGTCGGGTTGTTGAGATACTCCCCCTAGAAAGTTAGGAATACGTTGATTAATTGCTGGCATTACCTTCTCTGTAAAACTTTATATGGTCGGTAAATAGTACTAGCATTAGTTCTACCTTCTTGGTTATTGAAGATATTATAGTCACCTTGATTGGTGTCATACTCTAATGCTACAGCCCTTGCTTGAGCCTCATCTTGTGCGATAAGCTCTGAAGCCTGTGGGTTGTTTACCATGCGGTTAGAAGCGATCCTCGAAGCTCTGACGGTTATATAATCTTGGAACACCTGTGGGATGTCATCAAAATCTATCATCCAGATTATATCTACATATATTTTACCATCCGTTGCATTTTTAAATTCAAAAGTATGGTCATGTAAATCATATAATTTACTGACACCACTATCTTTTTTTCTAACAGTATCGTAACTATCAGGGTGCTTAAAGCGGTTAAGGTCTATTTGTAATACATTGTTAGGTATTAAACAATGATCATTAGTATCTAAAATGATAGGGTATTGTGTTTCAGTATTGAATTTCCAGCCTTCTGTTAATATCTCACGGCAGACTTGCTGCAGAGTTTTCTGTGCAATAGCCACTTCAGGACTTTGTACATCTAAAGTATTAACAGGTGACTCTCCAACACTCATCAGTATAGAATTTACTGCCTCCAGTTCTGTGGACGCTGTATATGATATCTGTGCCATAAGAATAAAAAAAAGGGGGGAAGAACCCCCCGTATATAATGAATAAAATTATTAAGAAGCGTTAGCTGGGTATGTAGTACCAAATGCAGCTGGCTTAGTTGTGACTCCTGCGAAGAGTTCAACACAAGCAGCTGGATTCAAGAAGTCAGCTCCCATTGCGAGCCTTCCAAGAATCACGTCACCCTGATAAATCACGGAAACGTCCCCAGAAGTTACTTGAACTTGTGGTCCCATTGCTTCGACAACACCTGCAGCTTCACGTTGGAAGATAAGTCCACAGCTATTAGCGAAGTTAGAAGCTTGTCCATACTCACCATTGATACCTGCAACAGAGTTACGAGCATCTTCGATTCCTACATCTACGAAAGAACCTGTATTACCAGGATTCACTGTATTTGTATCTACGGTATTATCGTTACCAGATGAAGGTATGTACTTAGTACCATACTTAGATAGGAAAGGTACGTTCATTGACTTGTAGATCTTGATACCTGCAATCTCAATGATACCTTCTCCACTTTGTAATGCACTACCTTGTACATCACGGTTGATAAGGTTGTTACCGTTTACATCTTTAATCAGTGCATAATACTGACGTGGGTTTAGTACGGCAACCCGACCATCGTTGCTAATTCCTTTCTCATCTAGAGCTGCAGCTGCATCATAGAATGCAGTTACAAGGTTAGTTGAAACTACTGCATCGTTTGCATCGGAACCAGCTCCAACTTGGATCTGTGTTCCACCAGGCTCTACAAAGTTAGCCTTTGAGACTGGAGCTGCTTGACGAGCACCTTTAGCGATTGCTCTAAAGATTAGACGGTCATACTTCTCAGCGAGAGCGTAACCAATCTTCTTAGAGATCTCACCACGTAGGTCGTAGTGTGCTAGTGTCTCATCTAGTTCATACACGAAAGCAGAACTAATAAGTAGATCATCAATAG